CCGCCCTTTGAAATTACCACATAGGCTACAAGACCCAAGCCAATCATAAACACTAGCCATTTGCGTTTTTTTGCAACGGCAGTAGCTTTCGCTGTAAGCGCCTTGATTTTGTCTAGTCTGTACCCCCTTCTGGAATCAACCTTTTCTTCACGGGCATCTTTTTTATCTTCTCGGGCGTCGCTTTTATCTTCGCCTCGTTTTCTAGTATGTGGCATAATATTGCCTCCTATTTAAAGTTATCTTCTTTTGTTTGATAAGCATCCATCACAGACAAAGAAATCTCTCCTGTGAACATCTGATACTTCTATAGTTTTTTTACACTCAACGCATTTCTGTTTGGTTTTTTGGGCTTTATCTCTTCTTGGTGAAGGGGTAAAAGCAGGGGTCTCAATGTCCATATGTTCTGACTTGTCGTCAGTAAAAAGGTTATCTCCACGATCAACCTTATTAATTGGTGTTGGGCCTTCCTTTATTTGTCGGCCAGTCATTGAGAAGTCATCAGCACCAACCCTCTCAGGCGGAGCAGGTTGCTCAACAACCTGTGTAATATCAGATTGAACAGCTGTTTCAGCCGCCGTGTCCGCCTCTATGAGAGAGTTAGCCATTTCTATTAGCTCTGCATCATTAAGAGCTATACCTTTTCTAAGTAATTCTTTTGCTGTATCAAGAGTAGACATTAATAATTTCTCCTTCTTCCTAAATCTTGCAGGACTGTAGCCATCTTCTTGACTATATCAATCTTTCCTGAAATTCTTGTTATTCTAGATTCTGCTGATGTCTTTAGTCTGTTCAGCTCTGAAGCTAGTGGGTTTTCTTTTATTGCGGAAAAATATCGGACTTCCCATTTTGCGTACTGCCCGCCATAGTTCTCCATTTTGTCTGCGACTATGTACCAAATGCTGTTATTGCAAAAGTCTAATACTGACTTCTCTTTATTATATAGTGACTGGAGGTATTCTGCATGCGCAAAAAGTATAAAACTGTTGGATAAAGCCAAAGTAATATCCATATTATTGATATCATCGGAACTTAAGTTTAATATACTTTCTACATCCTCATTCTTCTTAACAAGGTCTGCATTTCTATCCTCTACCCAGTCGTCTACCTTCTGTAGAAATTCAATAGCTTTTTGTTCGTTAGTCAAACTTCACTCTCCACTCAGGCTCTTTCTCATTATAATTTAGTTCAATCAAATTCATGTTATTCAATTCACACCAAGCCGCTTTGTCTGTATCTCTAGCTTTTGCCTTAAAAAATGCCATCTTGTCTTTATAAAAAAAGGAGTTAAACTTAAAGTGCTGCTCTCCATGAACCTCAACAATTAAACTTCTGTTTGGTATGTAAAAATCAGCATGTAGTAGTGTTCTTCTGGAGCCCGTCTTGGTTCCGGGAAGTGTTAGCTCTTCTAGCACCCTATCAAACGGAAACAAGTCCTTTAGGAGTGCTCTTGCCTTAATGTGTAATTTTGATCTATTTTTATCTGCAACAGAGGACTGTCTTCTAGATGGGTTCCATTTGTGTTCTTTCCCGTCTAGACCTAGAATAATCATAGCATTGCCTTAATCTCTTCTTCTAGTATACCAAACACTTTCTCATTTGCAAGTAAAAAATTGTATAATCTTTCCTGTCCCTGAAACTTAACAGCCTTTAAAACTTCTTCAATATTTTCGGTGTCTATTTCGGGTTTTATTTCTTTAACTATATCTGCGTGTTCTGCCATAAACTCACACGTTAGCCAAGCTCCAGCCTTGCCAATAAGCCCAATATCTAGCCCGAGCATAACAAGCTCTTGAACTTTATCTATCCCATGACCATACTTAATCCAACTTTGACATTCGGTGCCCGGCGACCCAATGGACGAACAGATAACCTTCCAGTTAACAGCTTGACCAACCTGCTTATCGCTTTGAGTCCATGGGGTTATTGATTTTACTTCCATTCTAGTGTCTGCTTGGTACTGAATTTTTTTACCACAGTCAGGCATGCGAGAAGCCCCGTATCCAGAAGTGTTTGCTATGAAGTGCGTTATGATAATCATGGTCGCTCGCTGATTGGGAACAATCTGTCCCATTTTTTTACAGAACATAGACAGTATTCTGGGCAGCCCTGCCCTTCCCGGCGACATATCTCCATCTAATTCTTTTTCTGGTATTAGGGCGGATGTGGAGTCTATAATACAGACACAGCCCTCGTTTTCTTTTGCGCTCACGAGCTTAACTGCAATATCTAGAAAGGCTTCTGCGCTTAACGGTTCATCTTCCGAGTGGATGATTTTCATTTTATCTCTATCGAGACCATCGACACCAAGAAGGTTCATTTCTTTTAGTCGCCCCTCCGCGTCTAAATATATAATTGGACGACCTTCCTTTTGGCAGTTTGCCGCTATCTGTAATGCTGTAGTTGTCTTTCCGCATTTAGGGTCTCCCGTGAGTATAACCCACGAACCCTCTTTGATTCCTCCACCTAGAGAGAGGTCAACTGAGGGGCTAACCTTAATTATCTTATAGTCTTTTCTTCTTTCGAGAACTTGCGCTCCAGTAGAGATAACATTCCCATACTTTTTGACTATCTCTTTAATAAAGGCTGGGTCGTTATTCTTGGTTCTTGCCATCGGTGTTCCTCAATTTTGAAAAAAGTGTTTTCTTGCCAAATGTTTTTCTTGGCTGAGACTCTATATTATCTCTAGATACTTCTGTTACTTCAATTTTTTGTTTGGGTTGTCGGTCTAGAGCTGACTTGTGTTTTTCTACCGCTTCTTTTACCCACTTAGGAGATGCCGAGTACACTCGCTTATTTGTGTTGATAATATAATCAAATACTGCTGACTCCCCAAACTTTCCTATTAGGGTGCTAACAGCTTGTACCTGCCTAGTATAGTTTTTCTTTTGGGTCTTATTCCAGAACTTGTAAGCCAAAGAGCCTTTATTGTCGGCCTCTGCTTTTCTCTGAATGAGTATCTCTGCTATGTATTGAGCGACCGTGCAATACTCACCCGTTGAGGGTGACTTGAACCTGCTCGCTTTGCTTCTTTGTCTCGCCATCTCGCCATATCATAAAAGAAAGGTTTTCTTGGGTAGCTTTTCTTTTCTGTGAAAAATCTTCAAACTCACATTCAGGCCAGCTATATTTTTTAACATCAACTCGTTCTAGGCTATCCTCTAATAATCCGAATGTCATATGCTGATATGATGGGCCATCCCCAGTAACCATATCTATATCCTTAGAAAATCCTCTAGCAATAAAGAATCCATCTAAACCATTCTCGTCTTCAAACACAACCTCTTCAGGCGCACCCATAACAATTACCTGAGCTTTTGCTACGCACCGCCCATTCTCTTTGCAGAACTCTTGAAGTCTAACCCATGGGCTTTCGGGAACTCCGGGACGCTCATAGTCGCCCCATACAACAGTTCCATCGTCTAGGGTGCACTTCCAAGTCATGGAAATATCTTCCATTATGAGTTTACGTATATGCTCATCTCTAACTGTGCAAATCATATTATTTATCCTTAATTCTATGAATTGCCCCTCTATGTCGTCGGGCAACATTTACCTCTTCTGGTTTATCTTCTTCTAGCTTGGTGGCCTTGGACTCATCTCCAAGCATGGAAGCTTGCTCTGTCATTGTGACAGCTCCGTACTTCTCATTTCTACCCATTAGCTCACCTGCTTTTGGCAATTCAGGAACATCTTCCTGTTTAGATAACTCTTTGTTGACAACGTTTTCCGATCTATCTAATGCCTCTGCAATGTTTGCAACACTATCTTTGCTATGTTCAGCAATATAAGCCTGCTCTTTTTTTGAAAGTCTGCCTTTTTTAGTCATTTAATTAATCTCCATTAATGCTCTTCTTGCTCTTGTCAAAAAGATTCTTTCAGAATTTGTAATGTACTGCATATAATAATTATATACATCCTCATTTACTTTTTTAAAGTCAAAGTACGGTCTGCTATGTTTGCCTCTATCTGTACCTAGTGGGTCTAGAAGATCTCCTCGACCATACTTAATATAGTAAGTCATGAAGCCCCCATTATCAACAACCTTAACGAAAGCGTCGTTTTCTTTGGATTCTTCACCACCCACACCAAAAAATGTATAAACTTTTTTCTCTGGGTCTGGTAAATTTAGACCCTCTAGATTCTCGTTTTCCCATCTAGCCATTGAATTTCTCCAATCTCTTTTTAATGTTATCTATGCATGACGCCCTATCAACTCCATCAACTTTAATGGCAGCCTTTGGGGCAATTCCATATTTGTTTAACTCTTCCACGGAAACAGGAATGGGGTCTAAGCTACCATCTTTCAGTACTTTGTGAACGACAATAGTAAAATTAATAACTGCCGCATGTGGAATATCAGCTCGATTAGTTTCGCTCATTAGTCACCATTCTCTATATAGTTACGTTTTTGTTGGGGTGTCATTTTATTTATTTTGTTTCTAATCGCGTTAGCCTCTTTGTTCTTTTTATGTACGTCCATGTTGTCAGCCTTGCGACGGTCTTGGAGTTCATAATGCCCCATTTTTTGAGTATTTCTATCAGCGAGATGCTGAACAGTGGTGGGCTCACCCTTAACAAAACTAAAAGGGGCCTGTAGAATAACCCTGCCATATGTGCTAGAAGCACATTCTGGGCATGTATTAACCTCTTTCTCAGAGAATTTTTGAAACATTTCTTCTAGGTGTCCACACTCGGAACACTCATAATCATAGGTAGGCATATTCACTCC